AAGCCCCGTACCCCGCCCGCCGATACTGAGCTGCCACCGTTACCGAGGCCGTTCCCAGGCCGCCATCATCCTTGACACGGGCAAGACCGTACGGAAACTGTACGGTAATCTGCAGCCCCTGCACAGCGGTCCCAACTGTCTGCTCGGTGGCCCAGTCTCCCTCGGTGTTCAGCTCGTAGCCAAGCTGATAATCGGTAATGGTATCATTGAAATTGGCAATGGGAGGCTGGTCGTTCGTTCCCAGCCGGATGTCGTAAGTAACATGCAAATAATTGCCGATGGGATTACCGTCGATAAAAATGTTGTCAATGGAATCGACCGGGCCTTCGCCGCCGGAATATAAGAGGTTTAAATACTGATTACTCCCGTCCGACGTGACATGCCGGGCCAGAAGAACCGGGGCCACCCGCACCGTGCCATAGGTTTTGGCCACCGGCGTGCCCGGCCTGTCGGTAGGGCGCGGGCCGCCCCAGCCGTAGGTGCTGGATTGCTGCTGCTCTTCCTGTTTCGGCGGCGGCAGAATAGCATTGGCGATACGGCCTCCGACGTATTGGCCAACGGCGGTGAAGACCGATTTCCAGAAAGAATTGCCACCCAACTTCCCGAACACGCCGCCGACATAACTCATAAGGGCTACGCTGACAATCGCCCGAAAAAAATTTGACAACCCCTTGTCCAGCATGGGGTGCACTACTACGTTATCCTCATCGCCTGGAACCAGAGTGCTCCATTCTTCTTTTTCCAACAAATGTCCGTTCACACTGACAGTAAAGTCCGTGTTCGGCCACTCCCGGAGGATGGGCATAATATGCTCGGCGATCGTTGCCTTGGTATTTATATGCCATATATCCCTCTTATCCGGCGCAATGGGATTGCGGACAAAAATTAGCTTCATGACAACCACCCCGGTAGGTAATAGCCTTCAATCCGCTTCTTCCAAAAGATGTGATTGATTGGGACAATAGTCACGCCGCCCGCCTCGTGAGCGTGAATGAATCTCCCGCCACCAAGGTAAACGCCAACGTGATCGCAGATTCCGGCAGTGGTAAACACCATCAGTGCAGGCACTGAAATCTCTCCGGCACACCGCACCCACTGTTCACGATTTGAGGTAACCCCGCCGGCGACCGAAGCGCAAGCGGCGCGATAATCCGGCAACAAGATTCCGAACCGGCGAAACACCTCGACGGCCAGTCCCCAGCAGCAGTAAGAGTCCGGTCCCATGGCATCGTCGCGGAAGGGTTTTCCCACCAGGTCAGATATTCGATGCATAAAATCCCCCCATTCCCGGACAGCCACCAAACCGAAGGGAGTTGCCACGCTGCTTGCAGTCGGCCAGCGTATGGTGGCAGGCCGGATACCTAGCCAGTGTCACCGCTGGCACGCCGCATTTGATGCTACCATACTTCCAGCAGCAAAAATCCGGCAAATAGCGGTCAGCAAGTGCCCGGAAAAACAACCAGAAATCCGAGCCGAGGGTAAAGGTAACCCACTCTTCATCATAGGCCGTTTTTTGAATCGTAAACTGTTCTTCGATCTCCGGCACCGAAGCATTGAGATGCGCCGCATGGACTAGTCGAATGATGACGGTGCAATCAGTCAAGCCATTGTATTCCTCTAGGTAGGCTTGGACGGCACCAGAAACATTAGATACTTGAATAGTAATGGTCGACATGGCCTTCATGTCCTGGGTGTTATCCGACAGCAGCATGGGAATGGGCTCCCAGGCGATGCCGTTCCAGGTTACCGTCTCGTTGTTCTTCGCCAGATGAGCGCTCTCGCCGTTCGGCAACTGAAGCTCTACCAGCACGATCCACGGTAGGTCACTCGCGAGCTTGTTTTTTTCAATTAGTCCGGCGCTCGAAAACGCTAACGGCATAGTCTCACGCCTCCATGATCGCGATTTCCACGTGCCAAAAGCCCGGTGATACCATGCTGGCCTTGGGCACAGCAGTAAACTGCATGTTCACCTGCCGGCTGGTAATCGGGTCGGTCCAAACAAAGATATGGGCGTAATTGGCCTGGACGAAAGCCTTAAAT